GGAGAAGCTAGATATGAATACCTTAAAAAACATAGTCTTTGGTACTAAGCCATTAGACGGTGAAAAAGTTGCAGGATTTCTAATCATTGCAATGGTAATCTATTTGTTCATCGCTCAGTGATATGCCGTATTCAACAGTTCGCCGTGTATTGCCACATGAATATGGCAAGTACCGTCAACACCTTAAGGCCTTGGATTCCGACTCTAAGGTATTGCGCTTCGGTAGCCCAGTTACTGACGCAGTCATTGACACACTCTGCGATGGCTTTGAAGCCAATACTGCACAGCATATTCTTTTTTGTATAGAAAATGACGATTTAGAGTTCGTTGCCGTAGGGCATGTTGCACTACAAGATGGCATGGAATTAGCGTTCTCTGTACTTAAAGAACATCAAGGACAGGGCATGGGCAATGCACTTATGAAACGTGCCATTCAGTACTGTCGTACCCACGGCATACTTAAAGGGTGCATGGTGTGTCTAAGCACTAATGCAACTATTAAGCATCTATGCACAAAGTACGGCATTCACTTTGAGAATGATCATGGTGAAACCTTAGCTGACATTAAGTTCGATCAGCCTGACCTTGTTACCTATATGAATGAAGCCACAGACAGCAACTTAGCTGTAATGGACTATATGGGGAAACGTATTACAAAAAATTGGTCGTTTAGGCCACAAAAGACTTGATATTTGCCGGCTAGGCATATATAATAGTACATAGGGAAAAAGAAGTACCTATACACACAAACATTAACACACAGGAGAATTTAAATGTTTACATTAGATTTGATCATCGACGCCGTTCAAGGCGCAAAAAAGACTTTCGTCAATACATACATCACTGACAAGAAGTTTCAAGCAGAACTAGTTAAATTAGTTGACGCACAAACAACGTTTGCTAAAGGTCAAGTTCAAACTACCCTTTCAATCGCAGAAGCAATCGTTAAGAATGTTAACGAATCAGTTTACAAGAAAGCGGCTTAATCATGTCAGACAATACACCAAAACTACCGGAAGTTAAATTTAACAAAAACGGTTACGAAATCCGTTCAGACATTTTAGCTATGGCTAAAGACCTAGTGCAACAAGACTTTCAAGTTAAGTTTGCTGGTTGGGAAATGACTGCACAACGTGATGAGAAGACTGGACAAATTATTAGCAAAGTTGATATGCCTGAGTTTCCAGGAATGGACAAGGTATTAGAAGCTGCTGAGAAAATGTATAGTTTTGTTAATACAGGCGCAAAAAAATAATACACGGATGAGCATAGCTCAATAGTAGGGATACTATAAAAACACTAAGGACTCTTCGGAGTCCTTTTTATTTGTCTTCTGTGATTGGATCAGAGTCTAAGTATTCTGGATACTGTTTGTTGAAATGGCGCATGATAATACCTGCCATAACATGAGCTTCGTTTTCTTCTGGGCTGCCGGTTACGCCGCTTTCTGGGTTTAGCTCATCGTTAATATCTTGTTTGTAGTGACATAGCTCATGAGCTGTTGTACGCAAGATATCATTTGGATGACGGTTTAATAGGGCTACATGCAATACTTGAGTGCTACTGTCATACTTACCAAACGTTGGTTGCTCAGTATCACGGATATGCGGTTCGAACTTCATCTCTGGTAAGCTATCAATTTTTAGATAGTGCATGGCCAAAGGTAGGAATTTTTTAAACATAGCAACAAAGTTATCTTTATGCTCGGGCATACTTGTGCTTTCGCTAAGATCTTGTTTTGGCTGTGAGGCTGTTTGTTCTGCACGAGCTAGCCCTTTGGTAATAACACTTAGATCGTTTTCGTCTGCTTGATACTTGATAGGAATGCCACCGGCTGCTTTCCATTTAGTGATATTAACACCATAGTCGTCAATTAGGATATTTGGAGTACCGTCTGGCTGTTTTGCGTATTTGTATTTTTCATGATCAAATATCATGTTGTCTGCTGGTACACGAATATGTTTGGCTAACCATTCTTTCTTGCCTTTAATACTACCTTGTTTGTCAAAGTTTAAAGGACTGCTCAGTATGGTATAGCCGCCTGCTTGTTGTTTAACTATTTGTAATAGTTGATTAGCAGTAGCAAATGCTGGTAAGTCACGGAACAATTCGTAGGCATTTGAATTCTTAAAGAACTCTTCCCATTGATCACCGGTCATTTGATTGTAGTGTTCTACATCATGCAGTGCACCTACATGTCCAAATAAATCAGCCAGCACACCGTCCATATCAACATAGATAATAGGTTTACTTTTTGCTGATAACTCTTTAGCTCGCACTATTAAGCCTCGGCAGCGTTTTTAGTGATACGATAATCGGTTAACGGATAATCTGGATACTTGGCAGTTAGTTTCTGCATCAAGTTTTCTCTGTTGTTAGCTGGAATATTAGCAGTTCTATTGCTTGGAATATGTGTTACTGACCAAGTACCAGGAGTAGCATCATCGTCCCCGGCTTCTGGTTCAGCTTCTGGTTCTTCTGAACTTGCCCAGCTAAGTGGGAATTTGTCTTTTAATTGTGCTACAGCACGAGGAATATCATACCCACCGCGAACAACTTCGGTACTGGCTTGTTTGATTTCGTCAGCATGTGCTTCAATACCCGCCGCAATCTTTTTCATTAGGCCAGGAAATAGTTCAGCAAACTTTCTATCTTGGCGAACACTTTGGTCACCATTGTTAATTTGGTTTGTTGGAGCATGAATTTGCCATTTGCCCATAACATTGCCCATATTCTGTTTATCTACTACAGAAATAATCGGACCTTCGTCGGCATAACGATTAAACCATGTTGAGCCAGAGCTAGAACCTGTACAGAAACTAGCAGTAAATCCTGCTTCGTTATTAAATGTATAGCAAGCACCGTAGTTCATAGGAATAGTAACTAAGAAACGCTCGTCATCAACAATAACAATTTCTTTCTTTTCACGCTTCATTTTCTCAATGCGTTCAGCATCGGCAATGCGACGTAGTTCATCACGATATTCTCTATTGTTACGAATACGTTGTAGTTGTTTAATGCTGGTAAATTTGTTAAAGTCTTGATCTTGTGGCTTGAGTAGGCCACGCTTGCTTAGTGCTTTCCAAGCACCGAGAGCATCACCGCCTTCGCCGTTGATATCTTCGTAGTCGGCAGCACCGTTGATGTATAAACGTGTTAGCCAATCATCAAACTTACCATCTGCTGATAAGTCGCCATAGTTGTTAGTGCGCAGTGTATCGTCTATTAATTTGCCCCATGCTTGAACAATTTGTTCATCTGTAGGGCGGGGTCCTAAACTTGCTACTACTTGACGTGGTAGTGTTCCGTCGTGACGGAAAGCAATGGCCAACATCTTGGCTTTTTTAGGATCCTTAAGAATGCTACCTGCTATGTTAGCTTCAACAACTACACGAGGAGTGTTTAACATTTGTCTTAGTCTCATCTTGAAATTAAACTCCTCTTGAAGAATGCTAGGATTGTTCCAATTTTAGAAGTATCACCGTTAGCAATATCTTTTAATAATAATTCTTGTCCTTCTGAACGTTCAGCATTAAATCCACGATAGCTTCTTGTAATGTTACCTGTTTGTTCTGGATAATAGTGACTAGCAGCTAATAGTATTGCTTGATTAACGGCTTCTTTAAATGCGTCTGGTGTTTTTGTTTCGCCTGTTTCTAGGTCATCAAGGGCTCTAGTCAAGTGTTGAAGAAGACTAATTTTATGTGATGCTTTATCAAATGCATCATTTTTAACCATTGTAGAAACTATACCTTTAACATCGGCGATGGCTGCTGTAGCAGCTTTAACCCATAGTGGGCGGAATTTTTCTACTAGCCCTTCTGGATTTGTTATGCTATTTTTGCTCGGTGCTTGAAGTGAAGCACGTTTTTGTTTTAGTTCTTTGGTCTTGCCCGCCTCTTTACCAACATACATAGCTGTTGGATTACCACCAAGACGACTTTTAAGAAAGTCTAGGATGTTTCCACCACGACTATCACGGAATGTTTCTGGCTCTTGACCAGTACTAGCAGCAGCTTCGTAACTACCGCCGCTTTGTTTAATAGCACCAACACCTTTAGGATACTTTAGGATAACCCAAGCACCGCGGTACGAGTCTTTAAGTTCACTCCAACTAATCTTAGGAGCCTTCACATAATTTTGATCATGTGATAGACCTTGTTGTGAGTGCAGGAATTTGACTATTTGTTGCCCACCTGGCTGTCCTTGTATAAGGTCCATTGTAGTACTAGCTTCAGCAAGTACATTTTCGCATAGTTGGGCAAATAATTGATGAGTTTGTTGTTTCATACTGATATTTATCTGTTGGCTAATCTAGGTGCTTCTGGTTCATTTTGACCCAATTCTGGAGTATTATGAGGTGTTACGCTTTGGTTTTCAGGCCAAGAATAGATATAATTGCCAAATTCATCTTGAACTAGTAGCCAACGTATGCCGCCTGCTGTGTATTGATGTATATTAGCATTGTATCCCGGAATACTTGTATCAAAGTCTATATCGCCTGGGCCTAGATCTTCACCGTTCTTACGTACCCAACCGGCCACAGCATTTACTTCTGCTGGTGTATTAGGCCCACGTCCACCTAAATTGGCAATCATATAGATATCTTCTGTAGGAGTGCGTGTCATTGAACGGAATAGTTGTTTTCCTAATGTGCGAATAGCACGTTGCATGTTGCCCGGCAAGTTTGATACTTTATGAAATTCTGGTTCTTGTATGCCAGCAGCTTGTAGTTTTTGTCCTGCTACTGCTGGTAAGTTAGCTGTATTAACTTCTGTTGATACTGCTGTATTATCTTCGGGTTCGTCAAATCCTGCCCAATCATCTTCTGGCCCTGCGTCGATATCACGCATACGGCTTAACAAATCTGCCATTCTTGGTGTTGATAGGCCCTGTGTTTTAGCCTGAGTATTTGCCTTGCTACTTTTACGAATGTTAGGAGTTTCTGGTTCCTGACGGGTTTTTTCTGGCTCTCTATTGGCTAAAGGTTGATCTACAGGAGCATCAAGGTCTGGACCTATATTAACTTTGGACTTGGTTTTAGTCTTGGTTTCTGCTTCTTGTAGATAGTGTTTGAACGTTTTCATAGTCTTGTATTTATTGCTCACTTGAAGAATACCATTCCGGGCACGACTCCGTAATATTCTAGCCCAGCAGCCGGGCACACCTGAAGTAACGCATAACGTCCTAAGGTAGGTGTTCTTTCAGTTATTTATCGGGGTAGGGCCGTGCTCCTTAAATAGTTGTATGACACAAAGACTATATATTCATCAAGAAGAACTATGGGGGCGCCCAGACGTTTTAGCCCACGTTGAACAACTAAAAGCACAAACTCCTAATTTTACCCTATTAGACATTGGTGCTACACATAATCCGTTTAATAAAGATTATCTAACACACACCTTTGATCTACGCCCTGCTGGCCGAACAGATGTTGTAGAATTTGCGGGCAATATTAACAATGCTGAAGATTGGGTACAACTATTTGACTATGTTGAAAAACATGGTAAGTTTAGTTTTTGTAATTGTACGCATACACTAGAAGATATTGCTGATCCTATGGTAGCTCTAAAGTACATGCCTATGATAGCCGAACAAGGGTTTATTGCTGTACCTAGCAAATACTATGAACTACAGCGTAGAGAATCATTTAGGGGTGCTATACACCATCGTTGGATATGGAATGGTAGAAACAATCGACTTGTAGGATATCCTAAAATCAATCTTATCGAATATATCAGTTATGGCGAGTATGATAAGATCATTGCCGAACAAAGCGAAACAGAATTACGTGTATTCTGGCAAGATGATATTGATTATGAAATTATCAATAACGACTACTTAGGACCTACTAGAGAAGCCGTCATTGATATGTATGTTGATCTAATCTATTAAACTCTAGTAAAGTGATAGTCGCCGTCGGGTGCATTATCAGTTGATACAGAGAAACGAGCAGTCACTAACTTAAATCCTAAACTTTCAACGTAGGCAATCACTTCCGCATCAAGCGGAGCACCTGTATTATATTTGATCTTTTGTAATTCTAAGATCAAATCTTTACAGGTTTTTAATGATTCAGTTGCACCTCTAAGTACATCCATCTCTGCGCCCTGTACATCCATTTTGATTAGGTCGGCAGGAGGAAAGCCTCGTAGTTTAACCACAGTGTCTAGTGTAATAGACTGCTTAACTACTTTGTGTGCGTCATCATATAAGACAGCAGCCGCAGGACTATATTCTTCGTTTTCTCTATAGTAACTGTTGCCACCCGGGTGTTCTGTGTTTTGATAAAAGGTTAATTCTTTACCGTCTTGATCGCTAAGAAGCCCGAGATTATATTTTAAGCCAGCTTCTTTGTACAAGAATTCTGTAGCATCCATAGCTTCACATACACAGTATTCTGCACCGGGCCATACTCGTTTAGCACGGTTAGTCCAGTGTAGAACACAAGCACCGATATCATATACTACTCGAGGTTGAATACCCATTTCGTCACGCATACGTAATAGGTATTCAAAATGCTTTGGGGGCAATAAGTCCCACGAGCCTAGTTCTCTTAAACGTTTTTGTTCTGCTGACTCTTCTTGTTTAGCGGGCATGTTGCGATCAACTCTAAATGTCCATGATCCAGTATGATCACAAATAACATCAGTGTCACACCATAGAGTAAATCCTCGTTCGCGAGCTTTCATACAGAAATAAACATCTTCGCTGATAGTATCTTTGTGATCGATAGCACTTTTATAAACAAAGTGTGGATAGTCCATGCCCACAAACACTTCACGTTTGACTAAAGCACAACCGAACCCACACCCATCAATAGGTACAAGCCCCTGTCCTTTAATAGTAGCCCAATCTACATGAGTTACACCACCGCGATCATTCTTACGCATGATCTCAATAGTATGCTGACCCTGGATACGCTGTATATACACACCGCTAACTATGTCCTTGTCGTGACTTAGTAGTCGGGCCAGTGTATCAGGAGGGAACGATATGTCGCTGTCCACGGCAAACAAATAATCAAAGTTATTATGTATAGTCCAGTGTGCGATCAAGTTACGTACTTGTTCTACTTGATATCCCCAGAAATATTGAAAAACAGTTTCATATCCATCTGGTATGATCTGATCATAGATGCTCTTGAACGTTTCTGGTTCGATAAGTTTGTTACTTGGTATAGCAATAAGAATACGTTTTTTAGGTTTATTCATTTGAGGTTGTGATTTGGCTACTACAGGTTTAGTTGTGCTGTTAGGAACTACTGCCGCAATAGTACGGTCCTGTTCAGCACGATTTACTTTGTAATCATTTAAGGGACTAGCATCGTTATAATTACAAACAATATCAGGTACCGCATACACACGATCGGGATCAGTTTGGCTGATTGCCGCATAAAATATGGCTAGGTCATTTCCGGCCTTAAACCAATTGCCGTCTTTATCCTTAAACTCATAGTCGGGTGTAAATTGTAGTAATTTAGCTTTAAGTGTTCTTAGATGTGTATAAGGAATATTCCAATTAAACTTGTGTTCTTTATACGTTCTAGCTTCGTTAACAGCAGGTGGATAAGGTTGTGTAATTAAAGGAATGCTATCAACTACTGACCAACATGAACCATAGGTAAAGTCATAGTCGTCATGCAGTTTGTTGTAGTAGTCAAATATGTCTGGGCTATTTTTTAACCAGTCATCGCCGTCGAGCATGACAGCGATAGTGTCGAGTGCCAGTGCTCGTATGTTGATTACATAGTTAAATCCAGCACCTTTGTTTTCACTATTTTTAATTATTTTAAACTTGGGCTGTATTTCCTCGGGCAGTTGATTGATAGCATCCTGTAATACTTGATATGTATCGTCTGTGCTGCAGTCATCTATAAGCCAATGTTCATAGTTGTCATAGTCCTGTGCGGCTACGCTGGTAATACAACGTGCTACATAATCTCGGGCATTATAAAAAGGACTGACTACAACTATCTTCTTTTCTTTTAGTTGTTTAGGAGCCAGCCATTCTTCTTCTGTAGAGCTACGGCGATTAAACATCAAATGATATTTAGATTTAGTATAACGTGCTTGTTGACTTTCCTCACGACTTAGGTATAAGCCTAATTTATTATAGATGTGTTGTTTCCACTCAAGAGCAGTAACTTCCCATCCTACTAAATCTTTAATTTCATCTAAGGCTTCCATTCTACGACGATGTTCTTGAGGATTGTTATAAGCATCTACTACCATAGCAACAAACTTGTCTGCTTGTGCAACAGGATCGATGTTAGGGAACAAACCGTTAGGCACGATAGGATAATCTATCATATAACTGTGTAGGCCTGCTGTTTCCTCTAATGCTCCAAATCGGCAGGTTAGTAAAGGAGTATTAGCGTAAAGTGCTTCTACAGTACTAATGCCGTATGTTTCGGGCAAGGCTGCTGGATAGATAAAATAACTGGCTGTAGCAGAGTGATCGGCTACTTCACGCTGGCTAATGATACCTGTAAATGTAATAGTAGGATCTGCCATGTGTGGCCCTGCTATCTTCATAAACTCTGACTCTTCATCACCGTGAGCAAACGCAGCACCTAACTTGTAATGACCGCCAATAACAGTAAGTCGTGCATCGGGTAACTGAGTTTTAACTCTTGGCCATACTAAGTTTAGTAAGGGATCTAATCCTTTACTCATGTTAGCGTTAAAGATAAACTTGTTAGGATCTTTAGCGTCAATATCTACTGAATCAAAATACTTAACAATACCATTGCGAGTAGTCCACATATGACGGCGCAGTGTTTCAAAGTGTCGTAAGCGTGGATGTGCGGCATTCATAACATACATAGCGTGAAAATCGCTAAGTGTCCATATCTCATCAATAGCACCTGCGGATACTAAATCCTCAAGTATGTCATCTCCCCAACAGAAAGTATCGTGCATCCAAAATACTTTAAGTTTGGCCTTCTCACGCATTTGCTTGAATACGGAGTAGTCAACTTTACGATTAGTAGTCTGCGGATAATCGTACCAAGGCTCTGTAATAAACGGAGTTACTACTCGTGATGAGATAACAACATCATATATATCTGCTTGTGATAACTCGCTTAGAGGACGATAAACTACACCATCATAAGTTCCAGGCTTGTTGTCATCTTCGTCACAGGCATTAAACACAGTAACATCGATTCCCAGTTTAACCAACTCACGAGCATTAAGGATCACAGCACTTTCCGAGCCACCTAAACCTTTGCGATTAAGTGTATCACCATCATAGGCCATGCCCACAATATCAATAAAGGCCAACTTAACTTTTGGGTTAGGTAGTTGTGTTAGTTTGGCAGGAGGATCATATACAATAACGTCTTCCTCATTGACATATCTACGAGCAAATACCTTATGTACTCTGTAGTTGATCCAATCTACTCGCTCTTGTTCTTCTACAGATAATGGGAGATCATATGTATTATAGAAGTGTTGTTTCCACTGCAAGGCCACTGTGTCCCAATTAAGCACATCGTGGGCAGCATTACAAGCATACTGCTTTTGTTGATGTAGGTATGGATCTTGTATCACCTGAGTAACTAAATCTACATAACGATCCACTTGCTGTTGTTTATTGATCCAAGGAAACAATCCGTTAGGCTCAATAGGATAGTCAATATAGTAGCCAGCGTATTCAGTGGCTGACTCTTCCATAGCACCAAAGCGTGTGCCGATGATAGGAGTATTGTAGGCAATACTTTCCATGGAGCTAATACCACTTGTTTCTGGATAAGCGCCTGGATATAGGAACGCAGAGGCCTGTGACATTATTTCAGCAATTTTGGGCTGAGGAATAATACCTGTAAACTCTACACTTGGATCATTCTTTGTTAGTTCCTGTAGGGCTACGACTTTGGCCTGTGCTTCAGTCATTCCACTGTCAGTGCGGAACTTGTAATAGCCGCCGATAATCTTTAACTTTGCCTGTGGAAAACGAGATTTAATCTTTGGCCATATGTCGCGGACAAGTGGCTCCATACCTTTGGTAATACTTGCGTTATAGACAAACAGGTTAGGGTCTTTGGCCTTAGCATCAACCCAGTCTATCCATCTATTGATACCGTTACGTGTGTGCCAAATATAGTTCTTTAGGACTTCAAAGTTGCGTCGAGGACCGTGTGAGAATGTAGTGGCTGTATAACTAATATGCCAGTCACTTAGACAGAATATTTCATCTACGTGATTGTTAGTAACTAAAAACTCTAATAAGTGATCGCCCCAGATAAATGTATCTTCCATCCATACAATCTTAAACTGTTCGGGACGTTGTAATTGTAGGAATAGCGTAGGATCAAAGTCACGGGGTGCGGGCTGCTTTACTTGATCATATAGTTCAATTGGAGTAAATGGGATTACAGTGCGCTGGCTAATAACAATATCAAAACCATAGTCTCGATCACCTAAGCTCGTAACGGGCAAGTATTCAACACCGTCATATATGCCCGGAGCTGTTTCTGCTGTTAGACAATCGTTAAAAATCTTAACATCAAACCCAATCTTGGCCAGCTCACGACCCATAGATATAATGGCGCTTTCCGAGCCCCCGATACCTTTTTTACTCAAGGTAGTACCATCATAGTTGAGACCAATAATATCAACTATGGCAATTTTTAATTTATTCATATGTGCGTATATTTAATGATCATTCATTATAGCACAAAAGAAAACTGACTGTCAATGCAGTCAGTTCCAATTACACGGGACTATATGGATTTATCGGACGATCTGTTCCGTCGTCCTCTGGATAAACCGGATAATCATTTGGGTTGTTCATATAGATATTTATCTGTAAAATATAATCTTTGAGAAAAAGTCTAAATACCTCGATTCAGACTAAATACTTGTATGAAGATTTATCTATATAAAAAAACTCATAGAATAACCGGATTAAAATACCTTGGCAAGACTTCGGCACAAAATCCGCATACCTATCCAGGATCGGGCACTTATTGGCGAGCTCATTTAGAAAAGCACGGATACGACTATGATACAGAAATATTGAAAGAATGCGAAAATAATAAAGAAGTAGCCGAATGGGGGCAATATTACAGCCAGCTTTGGAATATAGTAGCAAGCGACGAGTGGGCCAACCTAACTGAAGAAAAAGGTACTGGTGGCAATACGGGAGTAGTATGGACTGATGAAATGAGATTAGCTAGTAGTAAGCGTCAAAAAGGAAAATTGTCTCTAATCAAAGGTAAAACTTATGAGGAATTATATGGGCAAGAAAAAGCTGCGGAAAAAATAGCAAAGTTTAAAAAATCATTTAAACAAACGTTGTCAAATAAACCAAAGAAAGAAAAACCTAAAAAACTGCCTTATAGTAGTGATAGGGTTGGAGTATCATACGAGGAATTGTATGGGCTAGAAAAAGCTAATGAGATCCGTGCTAAACAAAAAGGAAAGTTAGCCGGGGAAAAAAATCCAAGATATGGCAAGCCAGGAACTTTCAAAAATAAACAACATACAGAAGAAGCTCTTGCTAAAATGAGAAGACCGACAGGGCCTCATAAGAAAAAAAGAGAACTATTAGTTTGTCCGCATTGTAAAAAAGCCAGCGACGCAAGTAATGCGAAACGCTGGCACTTTGACAACTGTAAGTCTAAAATAAATTATTGACCTAGATTAAATCTCATACCTGTTGCTTTTTCAATTTCAGTCATAGTGGTCTGATAGTTCGTCCAACTTGTTGCTGGAGTAATTGGACCATTTGGTAGCAAATATGCTTGTACTTTTTTGCTATTTTTCTCGATGATAATTTTGTATAAGCGAGTTGGGATTCCTAGTCCGTTACCTACAACAGGATGTCCTTGATCGTAAATACCGCCAGAAATAATGTAAAAGTCTGTGCCAGGAGCCATTGCCCATTGACGCTCGGCAGTTTCTAGTAAACGCCAGCCTCCTCTATTATTGTTTGCGTTTTGTGCTACCATATTTGACAAGTTAAAACTCTCGCTCATAATAGCATCGCTTTGTGTGTTGTTACCAGCAGGAGCCATATGTCCGCGATCGTGTGTTTTACCAACTACTGCATAGTCAGCTAGGCTAGCAGAGCAGTTAGGTGTAACACTTGCATCTGGGTGGAAGTTATCTTTACGCTTGGCTGGACCTGTCATTGCGGCCACTGTTAAATGCTCAAATACTGCTACTGGAGCTTTAACAGAACAACGATAGATCACAGCATAGTTCATATGGCAAATCTCTTGATCGCCTGGTTGTGCAGCATACTGCGGTGTGCCATTAACGGTAAATTGTGGACATTGTTTGTTAATTTGTGCAAACGCAACGAGCGGGGCGAACAACACAAGTGCTAATAAAATCTTTTTCATAATAACTCCTAATTAAGTTTGTAGTTTATTTATATTATGACCAATTACCTGTAGCGGAATTGGCTCCAATTGGTCCTATCGCTGTCAATTTAACATACGATCCAGCAAATACAGTCCAAACAGGTGAACCGTTTTGATCCTGTGATACCATAAAGTTTACATTCGTTCCTGTAGTCACATCGATAGTACCGTAGATTATAGTATGTTGGAATCCGTTGGCTAAATCACCGATGCCATTTTGGGCAACAATATTTGTACCAGTAGCATTGTAACTCATCATAGTTATACCAGCAGTATATCCATCGATTGTTGTAGTTTTATTACTTTGTGCGGTATAGTTGTGTTGTGATATACCTGTACTTGTTGATAAAGCATAACTCATCACACCTGCAGGTTTATTAAACTGTGTATTAAACAATAATTCATATTGATATCGTGTATTTGATTGTAGGGCAACACCGTTTGATAATCCAAATAAACTATATGAAGTATTTTGTCCACTGCCTATGGTTCTCGAACCGTTTAAAATATAAGTTAATTGATTGGTTATTGTACTGCCGTAAGTTACATTATTTTGTGTTGTCCAAACAGTGATAGCACCTGTAGATGTACTAATTGCTGTACCTGTTCCTGCTGTGATACTTGAAACATATGGTCCAGGCACACTACCAGTATAACCTATGCTACCGGTTGATCCAGTATATCCTGTCGGTCCTGCCACTGAGCTAGCCGAGCCAGTGTACCCTAAACTGCCTGTATAACCTAGACTGCCATTGTAACCAATTGAGCCATTATAACCTAAACTGCCAGTGTAACCTTGAACTCCCTGACTGCCAGTGTACCCTTTGCTACCAGTGTATCCAATACTACCAGTGTACCCAATACTGCCAGTATAGCCGGTTGGGCCAAAGTTAGGATCAATCCAGACTGTGACATTGCCAGTAGTTGAGCTAACGTGTGTGCCAGTTCCTGCCTGTATACTAGTAACAGCGTTAGTTGATGTAAATGCTGTAGTCTGGCGGCTACCATCGGTAAATGTAATACCAAGGTTGGTAATAGTGTTGGCAACAAAAGTTAATCCTGTTGCGGTAAATCTAGCTGATTCTATTCTACGATAATCGCCCAGTGCTGATGTGGCAAATACGATAGCACTACCACGATTGTGATCAGTAGTAGGTTCTAAGTTTACTAGATCGATACTTAGGCTGGCCGCACTGGTGTATGTGCTGGTAAATCCTGTATCACTTCGCCATCCAGAAGCCGCAACTCGCAAGAGCACATCATTGGCCAGTGTTTGACTTGGACTTGCTACTGTGCCTCGACCACTACGAGCAACAATAGCATTGAATGTTGAAGTTGAGTTAGTAGTACCAAAGTTATCTAAACTAAAGCGAGTAGAAGCTCCATCATTACCTGTGATGTGTAGCATACCACCGGAACTTGTCACTGGCTGGAATGTGCCTGTTTGGTTACCAATGATGTTGAGAGCACCCACATCACCCGCTGGAATTATTGGAGTATGTATTGCTACTCTACCTGTGCGGTCTACTGCGAATGCTGTGTTACTAGCAGTAGTGACAACCTGTATAGGGCGATTGATAATGACACTACCAGTAGCAGTTGTAGTACCAATAATGATATCACGAGCAGGATTAGCAATCCTAATCTGATTTTCAATGAATGTAAACTCACCTACTTGTAGACCTTTACCGTTTTGAACATACAGCAATCCGTCCCTAGCACCAATAGCAATATCACTACCCAGTGTTTCATCTAGTACATAGATAGTGCCCGGTCCAAGATATATAGCTTTCCATCGCTGTTCCGGACTACCTAAATTGTTTACGTTAGTAGCCACAGGCAAGACGTTGGTATTAACAATAACATCACCTAGTCCGCGACTGTTCAAGAAGATATCAGTATTGTATTGTGTACTGATGTCAAAGCCCGCTTTTTGTAAGGGACGAGTTAGACTGAATATAGCACCCGGAATCGGCTGTACCTGTCCTAGTTGGCTTAGATCCAAGTCAACGATAACATAGGTTGAATAGGTTCCGGTGCCACGATCTCTAACTATGCTAGGAATAATACCGGCACCTGTTATTTTATCGTTAATAGCAATAGTGCTGACTGGGGTTCCGTTAACACCAGGACTTAGTTGAAACACAGTCCACGGTGCGGCAACACCGTTAATGTTACCATACTGCCCACTTGGCAATGCGTTGGTAGTGCTGTAATCCACAACACCTACTAGATCATAAGCAGTAATATAAGCCTCAATCGTCAATTGCGATGACAACATACTGCCCAGTCCGCCCACTGACAATGACGGAACATAGACTGTGCCAGTAGCATTGGTTACAGTTGATATCAGTACAAGATCACCATTTGGTGTTAGTGGCTTGATCGTGTTGACATTTAATCCTGTGTTGTCTATTGTGGCCACAATACTATCAGTAGTATCAGGTGGTCCAACAAAGAACGTAATATCACTTGCGGTAGTACCTATAGCAAGATTACCTGAATCCACATACAAGTACCCATCGTTGGCACCGTTGATAACCCAGCTACTAGTCGAGTATCCGTTTCCATTGATACCCATATCAATAAAATGACTGACATCTGAACCAGTGTTAGAAGTTACAACAAAGTCGCCAGAAGCGTAAGGATCATTGCTGTGATTCTGTAATATGACCTGTGCATAGCTATTAACGTTGGCATCTATCTGTATGATAGCGTTGGTATAAGTCTGTGCTAGATTTACACTGCCAAATTTGGCTTGATTGTCAACCCTTAGGTCAGCTAGTGTGCTGGTACTGGCCACAAGATGTTCGGTTTGGAAACCAGTAGTAGCATCTGTGTACCAGTAGTCATTACCGTTGTTATAGTTCCATAGTAACCTAACTTCACCTGTGTGTTCTGTAGCAGTGCTACCTAATATGATACCACCTTGATTTATCTGATCAACTGTGGTAGCACTGGTGGCTAGATATAATATCTTGCCTTCGATAGTGGCATTGATAGCGTTGGTGTATGTGCCATTTACTGTAATATTGTTTACTGTGATACTGTCAAAGCTCACTGAAGAAGTACTAGCGACATTTTGTGGAATGCTGATAGTACCGTTATTATCAACAAGAATGTTGTCACCGACTATAACACTACCTAGAGAATTTTTACTGGCCGCAACATTTGGACCTATTGGACCTTGTATGCCTTGTGATCCTACATAGCCAGGTACTGTTGAATCAGCTCCGGTTGATCCAGTGT